CGATTAGGACGTACAAACGACACTAACCGAGACCAAACCCGCGAACGAAAATGGAAATGAAAATGACTAAGATTATATCATCTTCCACCACGAGCGAAACCACGACACCCGATGAGCCAACACCCTATAAGGAAAAACTCCTTACTGGACTGACTTCACCCGATGCCAAAAGACGTGTAGATTTTACACGCCAAGAACCACAACGTGGTACAATTTACCACGCATGGAGACCTGTTTTCAGGCCTTCTAAAAGCGCTACCATCTGCGCCATGGGCTTACCAAAAGGTAAGCCCATCACTGGATATGGACCGTGCGGCATTACCCGCACCGTCTCCAAGAATGGTTCCATTATGGCAGATTTTGCCATTGAACCAAACACTGTCGATAACATCGACCTTGCTATCGTAGGTCTTGAGGGTTCCGAACCTCAACTTACCCAGCAAGAAGACACCATCAACAAGATTAGAGGTACTTACAAGGGACTGCCCAGACAGAAACCTTGGTACTTCCAACAACAAGAAGAGGATTTTGAATTCATCTTCAACACCACAGCTAGGGACGAACAAACGAAACCTGGCCGAAATAATAGCCCCACTTTTAGGGGACTCCGTAGACGTTTTCAACACGCTGTGAAAATGTATACCATCCACCAAGATGCTAGATCCCGCATTGAAATGCTGGAATCAGGACACATTCTCCGTACTGGAGAACAGCCATCCCAGGCTGTCAGAGACCTTTTCAACCACATCTGCGTTGAAGAGACAGAGACTAGTCAATTAATTGTTGACTACATTACCAGCGCTATGCGTAAGACCGCAGCCAACATTGGACTGAAGATGATGATGTCAACACATATTGTGCCATTGTCACTTAGCCTTATTTCAGGACTTACGAGTCTTGCTGCTACCATCAAGAACAAGAGTGTACTCTCCGGCATTTCTTTTGCCGCATCACTCGCTACCATCGTCTTTTGCTCATACTCGCTCTTTAATATTCCAAAGGAAATTAAAGGAGCTGAACTTGAATTTGACGGACTTATTAAGACTTTCTTCGAAGAGCACACAAATGAAAAGAAAGACTTCGGCCCAGAGCAACCAATTAAAGACAACCTCTTGTGCTACCAACCATCGTGTGGCAAACCTACCTGGGTAAACTTTCCATGTGGCTGTCTTGCTACGTGCGATAAACACGTTCACGATGAACAGACGTGTTTCCAATGTTCAGCCAAGGTAACTTGTTCTGTTTTCAACACGTTACCAGTCTACATTAAACCCAAAGAACTTATTTGCAAACAGATGCCCGCTTTTCTCCAGAAGAGAAATGTTGATGGTGTCATCTGGCACAGCGATTGCTTTAAACTTTCAATTGCAGCTTGCACTGAAGACTACGGTGACAAGTTCTTGAAGACTGTTACTGAGGAAAGCGTTGTTGACATCATTAAGTTAACCGGTACAGTTGCATGTGTTCTCATCGCAGGAGGTTACACCATTTTCTCCGGCGGCACTATCTCACCGTGCAAAAACTCAATGAGCTACATTAGAGAAGCTATACTCACTGGGCTTACAATCGGCTCCCTCACCGAGTTGATTGCGAAATGTTTCACCAATGGACCTGAAGCCGAGAGAGCAGCCTTGGGTGCTGATATCATGGATCTTGAGAACAAGTTGAACGATTTTCTTTCAACTGACGCGGTCGACATTCCGATGAAGAGCATGGTTGACAATTTTGAGCAACTCGAAAAGAGATACCGCGTTTTACTCGATGCTTCGAGAGCACAAGACCCAGCTCATATTGGTCCCATTATGAGAGCTTGCACCAATGTATTTGTTAGGGCTCATAGTAAGTATCAAACTTGCCAAGCAAATGCAGCAGGCGCCAGGCCTCGCCCAGAACCACCACTCCATCTCTTATATGGACCACCTGCCGCAGGCAAAACTAACGTTGCCAACAATTTCATCAAACCTATGGTCCAAATTATGCTGGATGCTAGAGATGAAAATGTTCTCGAAATGACTGGTACCAATAATTTCTGGAGCGATCTGAGCGGTAAATATATCGCGATTATGGACGAATACAATCAGACTATTCCCACACCAGAGTTTGTGCAACAAATGAATGCCCTAATTTCTACCACTCCTTTTAAGGCAGAGGGTGCTTCATTAGAGCTGAAACACCAATACTTTATGGCAGAGTTTGTGCTTGCCATCTCTAACAGGGGAAAGTTTAAACTTCCAGCTACCATCTCTGAACCTGTTGCCCAGGCTTTTTGGAGCAGACATAGGTTTTTCTTCGTTATTCGCGAGGGACAACCCGTCAACGGAGCTAGAGAACTTAGATCTGGTTCTAATCTCCGAATTTTTGAGACTGACGGAACTACGCCTACTAACGATGATTACTCTAGGATGCAAACGACTGATCCCATGAACCCCAGTGGGAAAGTTTGGCTGGTTACCACCCTACCATCCTGGGTTAAGAAAGAACTTTCACTCGAAGAATATATCATCGAGATAGCCAAAGACTTAATGGACCGACAGTTTTACTTTCTAGACAGTCTTGCCAAAGTAAAACGCATTAAGGATAAAATTCCAGACTCTGTTTCCCTCGTTTCCCGTTATCGGCTTCCCGAGGATTGGTCGGAGAAATTACCATCGAGAACGCTCTTTAATGAAAAACATCCAATGCATTATCTTGTTAAAGAAGCCCTCGCCAAAGTTGATATGTCAGCATGGAGACCTAAAGGTATCCGCTGTCAATTTGGTAGGAAAGTTGACTACAAATATGCTAGCCTTACAGATGAACAGATTGATGGCATTATTGACGATATGTCAAGTGTTCTGGTCGAGAACAGTGAGGACTTTGACATCGACGTCACAGCATTGAGACTTTCTGAATTTAAGAAGATGAAAGGTCCAGCAGACAACTTCCCTGAAAGCGATGTCCCCCTAGAGTCACCAGTCACCATGCCACCATTCTCAGGCTCACAACGTAGAAAGTACAACAAAGCAAAAGGAGGAGTTTTATTTGGAGTAACGGAGGAGATGGCCACCTTTCCCCTTTCCATTTCAGTGCTTGGACCCACTAACACTTATAAAACGACCACTTGGCGTTGCTATTGTAAGAAACTCTCAGCCGCTTTCAATTGCTCTTTTATTGACACTAGATCAACTATTCCGCCAGAACCCAAACCCAATACCTTCTACTTATTTGACGACATCTTGCCTGTTAGAGCCGAGGAATTTTGCAGGTTCTGGGAAAGATGTGACGGCTCAAACGTTTTAGTTAACACCGCGAACATGCCCTTTCCAGAAAAGAAACGTATTAATCTCACTTCGTATTTTACGGGGGAGAAACAATACGACTTTTCCTACCTTTCCAGTGAAAAACTTATCAAACGCATGGGATTTGTTGGAAGCGGTTCGTACAACGCCAGTAAATTCAATCTTAGTGGTGAACCAGCTGTTTTCGATCATCACGGCCCGTCTACAACTCACGTCTGGCCAGAGGGCCCACCACTCAGCGAACACGAGGCTGAGAGACACTTTCACGATATGCTTATTCGGCACTTTAACAGAACTCCCGATATTACGTGGATGGAGTCTCTAGCCCCAGCACCAGAAACGGAGTACGATTTTACTATTCGTTGTAATCTTGACACCTATAGTGAAATAACCGCAGAGATCATTGCTATGAAGCTCGTTGGACGCAGCTTTAAGGATCTCGAGGTTTCCGCACCGAAACTCTCAACATGGTCCAACAAAAGCCTGTTTACCGGAGACGCCATCATTCCTAGAGAAATGCCTGGTCCACACAACTTCCATGAGAGAAAAGGAGAGCTGGGATGTCTCTTGTATGCTCTAGAACAACAATTCGACGGTTTTAAGACTCTTATTGACATTGACCAAGGTGCTTTCCAAATTTTTACTACCGGCATTAAGGGTGAAGCTCACTATTACGGTATCCCAGACGTCACCTACAACCTTGGCTTTGATGATCCAACCCAGAAATTACACGTCGTGAGTTCACGAGGAGACTCATGGACCCTATCATACGACGACGTCGTTAAGTTCGAGATGTGCGTCCCCTCAACCACAAAAAATATCGAAGACATGGATCTTAGGTATGCTCTTATGGCAAATAGGAGTGTTCTCAAAAACCATAAGGCACTCGCTAAGAAATTCCGGAAGATCGAAAATCTCCTTTGGCTTCAAAACCAAAAAGAGAAATGGATGTCTAGGATCAAGTCTTTTGCGGCATGGATTTTTAGTATTAAACCTCTTCGGTTCCTACTAGAGACGATTTTAGTTGTCTTCTTAGCCAAAGTAGTCGCAAAAGTTATCTGCTACATGTTTGGTTGGAATGCTAAAACGTGTGTGGATCCGAAGTGCACTGTCGTGCATTACTACACAAATGTCCCAACCGCAGAGGAAGAGAGTAGCCACGATTTTGAAACCGTCAAGTCCCTCAATAGATTTTACACCAACAGACTTGTGCCACACTATACAGGACATGAACATGACCAGAACCTTCTCGGCACCTGGGTTCTTCACTCTCACAACTGTGAAGTTTGTGGCACACGTTTCTTTCACTCCCATGTTGTTCACACCAAAGAAGAGTCAGAGAGATTCACCCACACCTGTGCTAAATGCCGCAAAAACAGAGCGGTTAGAGCAATTGAAGAAGGAGTCCGCTATGGTGGGGTTAAGAAGAGCAAAAGACAAATCTCCTCACATTCAGGAGTCGAAAAAGACAAGCTTCACGAAGTTCCCAAGCCTGCACCAGCAGCCGTTGCGTGGCTGGCTACCCCAGTGGCCGATCGTCAATACTATACCGGGGATTGGAGCGATTTAGTCGACGAAGAGTATATGGAGTTCCAACCACTTTCTGATGAAGAGAGCATCATCGATCAAAGGGACCTCCTAGGAGACAGGAAGATTCTTACAGACGCGGAGACTAAAGTTTTCAAGAACGTCGTGCACATCTGCTGTCCCAGAGGAGGCAACAAGGGACTTATGATTTCTGGACACCTTGGAATCACAGTTGCTCATGCTTTGGCAGACAGAGATAACCTGTGGATTGACTCTGATGAGACCGGTAAAATTCCACTCACAGTCGTCGGAATTGACGAGCAGAGAGATATTGGTTACTTCAGAGTGAATTCTGGTAAACAGTGGCCAAATATTTCTAAAAGCTTTGTATCAGCGGACGACATTCCCTTCATCAATGAGACCAGGTGTATTAGTTATGGTAGTGACGCTATGATCCTCCACCAAGCCAAGGCCGCCTTTGAGAAGGATTTCCCTTACTATGGACAAGATGGCGTCTACAAGATCCGTACCGACAAAATGGTCACCTGGTACAATGTCCAGACCACGCCAGTTTTCCGACCTGGAGATTGTGGACTCCCCTACTTTAGTAGTAACAAAAGTCATGCAGGGAGCCCGATTATGGCCATCCACACCAACAAAGTTTCAGCCACCGGTCAAATGGCTGGGTCAGTCGTCACCAAAGAAGACATCGCTGCTTTTATTGCGCGATTTGCCGTCGAGGAGACTTTGGACGAAAGCTACAACATCGTCGAGACCCCGAACATTCCAATTACCGTATCTAACGAGCTTGGAGTCAAGTTCGCATTTGACGACGACTCCGCTGACTACGTCAAAGATGCACTGAGGAGCAAACGTCCCACACATGACTTTGGCTCACCAACGAAGCTTTTCACTGTCGGATACAATAGCCTCGGAGATCGACCTGCGGCAGCCACAAATGTTAGAATTATGCCAACACCTTGGGCCAATGACATCAAGGATTTTGAAAACGAAGCAGTCCCTGCTATTCATGCTATCCACTACCTTTCACCCGAAGTTCAAAGGTCACTCAAGACGGACAATCTCTCGCGACCATCCATTGTTGCTACGCGGTTAGCTGACGCTAATGTGCCTACAGGCACGAGCGTTGCTCCCGAGTTGAGAGACTACGTCACTACATCTCTCGCAAACTACTATTATTCCGTAGTTGAAGCGGCGCAAGGCTTCAGATTTCTTAACGACTTCCAGACTTTCAATGGTATTGCGAATATGGAAGATTCCTTATATGGTCTGCACTCACTAGAACCAAAAGCTAGTGCTGGATTGTACTATTCTCTCTTTTACAATGTCCAACTGAAAGGCGCTCTCTTCCAGAATAGAGCCAAGGAGGGCCAAGCGCCACAGTATTGGTATGCTGATACTGACGCTGGTCGAGATCTTAGGAGGAGGTTTGATGCAACCAAAGAGCTTCTTAAAAAGAAGGTAACTCTAGTCGACTTTTCAAACGTCAAACTCAAGAGTGAGCTACGACCTAGAGAGAAAGCACTCGTTGGCAAGACCAGGGCCTTTGAGAGTGAGGGAATTTTATCCTACCTTGTACTTAAGAGAGTCTTTGGTGGTCTGATGCAGGGCTTTGTTAAGAACAGAGCTATGTGCCATCACACTGGAGGCTTCGATCCCCTTACAGACGGACCGGAAATGTACAGAAGGATGTGTAGTTTTCCTTACTTGTCCGGTAGGGACCACACGAGCTTTGACAAAACCATCCAAGAGAGTTTACTCGTCGACGTGGCAACCATCCTTAGGAAAATGTATAGTAGAGCGAAAGACGAGGGTCACTTCCCTGATTACACTCATGAAGAGATCGACAACATTATCACTGGCTCTATGGGCTATATCATTTATAGCTTTGAGAACGTCGAAGGTACGCTCGCGTACACTAAAGGTTGTGTCAATTCAGGTATTTTTCTTACGAATTGGATTGACTCGACCCTGGTTGACATTACGCAGGTTTATGCCTGTTCCGAGTTGGGACGTAATGCCAAATTAGAGGGCCACGAATTGTCTTACCTTTCTACACCAACGCTCCGCGACATTCATGCCAATTGCGATTGGCTTACAAACGGAGATGACAATTTGGCTTGTTATTCACCATCATACTCAAAGTTTATGAATTTTTCCGCCGTTAGAGACTATCTTGGAGAGAAGTTTGGAATGGTCGTAACACCGCCATCCAAAGACCTTGTGACTTATGAGTTTTCCACCTTTGAGATCGAAACTTTCTCATCTAGAGCCTTTATTGCCAGAGACAACTTTGTTACCTTTGCGCTCAAGAAATCATCGCTTGAACGACAACTTTTTTGGTGGACAAATCAAACGACTGATGTCTATATCTCAGATGCCATCAATTCTCTCCTAGTCGAAGTCGCATGCTGGCGTGACAAAGCTTATTATTACAAATTTGTCAATGCTATCAAACACGCCTTTAAGTACGACGAGAATCCCAAGTTTCATCGGGAGATCCCCATCTTTGAAGATGTCCTTTACGAGATTAAGATCAAGCAAGGACTGTTAGCCCGATTTGGGGGGCAAACCCAGGTTTACAAACCACAGATTGTAGTTTCGAAAATGACTTTTAAATGCGAATTTTGCGAGACGGAGACGAGGTCTCCTACCGCGCTCAACAAACACAAAGTTAACTCACATCCCAAGCAAGTTGTCAACACTGTGTTCAAGTGTTCTTATTGTCTTAAGACTATGAACGCTGATGAATACAGGACCCACGAACATCTGGGCGGCGCGACATGCAATGTCTGCAAGGTTCTGTGCAAAAGCCTTGTAAACATGGACAATCATGCACAAATCCATCCTGAGGGCATGGCAGTCTTCAAGAACTCCAGAGAGGAGACCAATGTAGAGGGCGTCACCATGGGGAGCCCAGGCGCTGCTGAAGAGCCAGCTCATTCCGGAGTGACAATGACCGACACCGGCAATCCCCTATCAGGGCATCAACCCGTAGTTCAGAGTATGGGAGCCTTTATTGAAGCTGGAGCGACCGTCATCAGCCAGTTGCCTATGTCGACCGGAGGCCAACCACCAGCTCTCTTGGCTTTAGGAGGCCGATTAGACACCATTGAAGGCCAAGCAAGGACTCAAAAAGTGTTCATCAAAGAGATCGTTATGGACGACACCGTTTCTCAGGGAGCACATCTTGGGAGCATCGCGTGGGGAGACGTTGGTCAAAATAATTTTATTAGGACCTATCTTGATCTCCACTACAGAATGACGGGGACCATCAACTATCACGTTACCATCAATGGAAACGGGACCTGCAATGGTAGTATCATCATGGCAGAGCGTTTGGCTGTTAGTCAAGCAGATCCTGTACCAGATGCACGCAGTTCCGAAGCAATGGCCCTCAATTGGTACGAAGTTGCAGTCGACCAGGTCGCCCACTATGCCCTACCTCTAACTTATTACTCCATTACCAACTTGCCGTGGAGTTCAACAACGATTAACACGGCAGCTCCGTGCCAGATGATTGACTTTTATTGTGGTTATCCTCTACAAGGAGGGTTTACCACTGTCCCCAAGATCATCGTAACCATTTGGGCTTCTCTAGGAGATGACTTCATGGTCAGCTACCCGCGCATTCCATCCGCCCCCAAAGTCGGCGCCAAAGCCGATGCTGACACAGTTTCTTTGGCAGCTATTATTGGAGACAAGTCGTGGTTGGTCACTGACAAACCATATACTTCCATCTTCAGGCCATACACTAGCTCCTGGAATCCGTACAAAGAGTCGCTCTACCAAACCCCTCACCAAGATATTTCGAGAACATTCATCTTCTCTAGAGAGACTAGGACATTCGCCACTTTCCCACGCGCTATCTCCGATGCTGTCTTTTGGCCTTTTGCCACAACTTGTACAGTTGCCGGCGACGTTTGGGGTGCTTTTGCTAGGAAAGGAGCTTTGAGTTGGTCTAACCCAGCAGATGGGAAGTCCGGGACTCCACTAAACATGTTTCTCGGCTGGCCAAGTGTCGACACTTTCTCCAAAGACAAATGGCTTGAAGATTTCAACAACAGTCAACCACATCAGACTATGATTCCACCAACGAACAAGATGTACAGCTGTAATTCGGCTTCTGCCCCTACTAGGGCATACTCGTATTACTGGCCGACGATGGGAACAGGGGCTTGGATGACTTATCAAGCCGGTCCCATGGCAGACACAGGAATCGACGGACAAGTTGATGCTGCTTACGGAAGTATCGTTGTCGACAGCGTAGGATATTCTACCGACACTTTTGGAAATTCGTTTTGTCAATCTCTCGTTTTCCAGGAAGAACCATCAACACTTGTTGCCGACACCGCCGCAATCGGAACGGTCTCTGCCCAACCTGGAGTCCAAACTGGTAAACTCATCGACTATATGTACAACCGTTTTGGAGTCCAAGATACTAGCTTCGACATCTACAACGCCAGGACTGGTACTGTTGTTGCCAACGTACTTTGGTCGTACAGTGTTGGAGGCTTTTATGTTGCACGTAGGAACGGAGAACCTTTGGAGCAAGTTTACGTCAACACCAACATGACGGATTTCTTTCTCCGAAACTTTAAGGCAGTCTCGAATCCAAGTAATACTCCTCCCCCAAAGAATTCTGGAGGTTGGGAACCGAGACTCGTTACTCTTACCAAGGAAGACAAAGACGGGCTTAAACTAATGTTACCTTCGAACAAGATTTTGGAAGTCGGAGACGTTTCCACCAAAGATCAAAAGATTGTCAGAAATCTTCTCCAAAACCACCTCAGTTTCGGAACTAAAGCCGTTTCTGGACAAAAAGACAAGTTCTACATTATTTATGAAGGACCAGGACCACTGAAGGACGAGATTATGAACAATATGAGAATCAAGACTGACGGCACCAATGTCGTTTTCGAAAGTGCTACCATTCCACCGGATAGTGAATTTTGGACACAGAGGGGCTTTGACCTTCTGCACGACGACAATGGTTGGTTTTATCCGATCACGACCGAGGAGACTTTAAACCACAATGGGCAGGAGCCGTCCCCGAGCGTCTGCCCCAAGTCCCATCAGGCTACCGCACTAAAGCATGGGTCCAAGCAGGGGATCAAGACAAACCATGGCAAAAGCGTGACTTTTACACCAGCCACCTTAAGAACAACTACCACCAACTCGAAGTCATGTCAAACAGACAGGCCTGGGGCTCGAACGCAGCTTCGCTTCAATCGGGAATCTCGGGATGGGACAAGAAGGCGCCGCCAGCCCAGTCCTCAGTTAGAGGAAGAGATCCCTACTGGATGTATGATGGAGTCGGAGCCATGTTCAATGGTTATCCCAAGTCAACTACCACCGCCCCTTCCCAACATTCAAGTGGACACTCCGCAATCAAGCGACTGTATCGCGATGATCGATCAGTGTCAGTGCGCACGGCAAACTCCTCCATGGTGGCGTCAAGAAACAGCATGCCAGGAAACGACAAATTCCCAACAATTGCCCGAAGCAACTATCAGCCCAATCGAACGCAAAGCTTTGCGTACGGCCTTGGCTCAACACCGGCCGCTAAGGGTGGAACAGGCCTTATTGGGGGAGCTGTACAGGCGGGCGCGTCTCTTGGCTCCGGAGTTTCCAACATTCTCGGCGGTATTCTTGGAATTTCTGCGTACAAACATCAAGTCAAAATGGACGAAGCAGGACTCCAAGACCAATTCTTGCTCCAAAAGAACCAACACCTCAATGAGCAGAGGTTGCAAATTCAACGCTCACAACTCGGAAACGCAGCACTTATGGCGCGAATGTCCAACATCACTGGACAGACAAACATCCCAGGACCCACAGTAACACTGGAAGGAGGC